CTAAGATGGCTCAACCTTGATCAGACATTTGATGGTGATATCTGCAAGTGGAGAGCAGATGATTCTCCTCCACTCGGAGCAGAGAGAACATCCTATACTGGTTATATCTTTCCAGATCCCGAACTCATATTATACCCACGGGTGGGAGTATTTCAGACTGCTGGTGAAACATTCCACATCGAAACATGCAGATTCCTCAACAAGATAGTCTACAACGCCTGTAAACAGGTCTGGACCCAATCAAAGGTTGGCTTTTGGGGAGAATGCCAAGCAGATACAGAACCATTCAACACCTATGACATAAGATGGGACGATTTCATTCAAAATCCAGCAGTCAACGGTGCAGGATTTGTTGATGACAACGGAACATCTCTCACCGTCACAGGTCTTACAGGTTATGTAAACTATGTTGCGAAGAAGTTGAAATACATCTATGAAGATACATGTGATTTTGTAGTTCCCAATTTTTATTCTCCATACGAGGGAATATCGTCTGATGGACCTGATGATGCTGATATTCATTATTCACAGACATCATCTGTATGGAATAGTGCAACAGGACATAAGATTGTAAATTCTAGAACGAAAACAGCGGCTGATGTAACTCTAAAACTCATAAGAAAAATGAATGAGTTACTTGTTTCAGAAGGAAAACAAAGAAAAGAAGTCTACCCTACCGTATGGAATCTTGGTCTTGTAAGTAACCAATGGGGTCTTATTCCACCAGATAACACACCTCATGGCTGTGGCATAACTTTCGGTCTTACCGCAGATAGAGCAGATTCTTATTACTCTCTCAGAAAGTTCATGGAACAGAATCTTGGAGTCTCAGGCTCTACTTACACATTCTGGAATCTAGGTCATTTTAGTCCAAGTCAAACATGTGACTCAATCAATCTTACAAGAAGAAGACATCCAGAATTTGTAAAACTAGATAGAGATCAATACTACGACAGATATATCAAACAAAGCATAGAATCAGGTATTGTAGACGGATTCTATCAATGGAATATGGTGACAAACTACGACTACAGATATGGTGCGCGTTCAAAGGCTGAACTGACTGCATTGGGTCTTCTCAATCTTGGCGACACTCTTGACAGTAGAAGTCAAACCGCAGTTGATGCAATATATCAACGAAGACTTCTTCTTAGCGAAGTTCTTGGTCTGTGCATGGCTGGCTTGACCTATGGTGCTTATTTCAACAATCCAAATGAATTTCCTGGTGCAACACTAGCAGGATTCTCATTTGGCTCTTGGGGAGAATACAACACTATTGGACATCCTGCCTCTAAGTTTGCACGACATAAGATGTCCAACTACATTTTGAACCATTACTGCAAGTATTGGGCAGATACTGCAATATCTGATAATATTTTATAAATAAATGAAGAGGATTTTATGATTGGTAATAAAACTGACAAATCTCTATCTGAAGTTTTTAACTTGGAAGAGAGTCCTCAACAAGAGATTCTTCCTGTAGCCGAAGCGAAGTCTATCACCGTAAAGGTTGATGATGACAAGTTGTCAAATGATCTTGGAATTGACTACAAGACTGCCCGTGACAATATCCGTGGTGCTGTAAGTCTAGGATACGAGGCTCTTGAGGGCATCGTTCGTGTTGCGACTGAAGGAGAGCATCCCCGTGCCTACGAAGTCGTAACACAGATGATCAAGGCAGTATCGGATGCAAACAAGGATCTTCTTGAACTACATCATAAGATGCGTATCATCCGTAACGATACAAATGAACCAAAAACTATCAATAATACTATGAACTCAATATTCGTGGGGTCTACGAAAGATCTACAGGATCTCATCAACCCAAAGCGTAGTTTCTCCAAGGCTATTGATAATCTGAATGAACAGGGAATTGCGGTGAGTCGTGGCGAAGAAGACTGAATCATATCTCGGAAATGATAATCTAAAGGCTGCTGGCATACAGGTAAACTTCACCGAAGATCAGGTGAAGGAGTATGTAAAGTGCGCCCAAGATCCAATCTACTTCATCAAGAACTATATCAAGATCGTCAGCCTAGACAAGGGTCTTGTTCCATTCGAACTCTACGACTTTCAGGAAGAAATGGTTCGCAAGGTTCACGAAAACCGATTCGTGATTGCGAAACTTCCCCGACAGAGCGGAAAGTCAACCACAATCACAGCCTACATTCTTCACTATATCCTGTTCAACCAGAACATGAATGTGGCTATCCTTGCAAACAAACTGTCAACTGCGAAGGAACTACTACACCGTCTCAAGAATGCCTACGAATACCTACCTCGTTGGCTACAGATGGGTGTTCTTGAGTGGAACAAGGCTTCAATCATCCTAGAAAATGGTTCCAAGGTAATTGCTTCGGCAACATCCTCTAGTGCCGTCCGTGGTGGTTCGTTTAACTTTATCTTTCTTGACGAGTTTGCCTATGTTCCTCAAAATGTAGCCGAAGAGTTCTTCTCGTCGGTCTACCCCACAATTTCGTCAGGTCAGGAAACAAAGGTTACAATCATCTCGACCCCGCACGGCATGAACATGTATTACAAGTATTGGACTGATGCCGTAAATAAGAGAAATTCTTATATTCCGATTGAAGTCCATTGGTCAGATGTGCCTGGTAGAGATGAAAAATGGAAGGCACAAACGATTGCCAATACCTCGGAAGAGCAGTTCAGGACAGAATTTGAATGCGACTTCATTGGTTCTATCCATACCCTCATTGCCTCTTCAAAGTTAAAAACTCTGACTTTTCAAAATCCTATTTTCAAGAATGAGTCGGGCTATAAAATCTACGAAATGCCTAAAGAAGGCAGAACCTATGTCATGTGCGTAGATGTCTCGCGTGGACAGGGACAAGACTATCATGCCTTTACGATTATTGATGTCACAAAACCTCCCTATAGGTTGGTGGCTACATTCCGTAATAACATGCTTACCCCGCTCCTGTTTCCAACCATTATCCACAATGCTGCTAGGCAGTTTAACAATGCCCATGTTCTTATCGAAATCAACGATGTAGGCGCACAGGTTGCCGACATCATGCACCATGAGTTGGAATACGAAAATCTTCTATCGGCTACCATTCGTGGTCGTAAGGGACAATCACTCGACGGTGGCTTCGGTGGAGGAATTTCACAATTCGGTGTCCGAACTACCGATGCTGTAAAGCGTATTGGTTGCTCAATTCTAAAGTCTCTCATTGAAGAGGACAAACTGTTTGTCGAGGACTTTGATGTTGTTCGCGAATTATTTTCTTTTATATCCAAAAAGAACTCATACGAAGCCGAAGTTGGACACCATGACGATCTTGTAATGACTCTTGTCCTCTTCGGTTGGCTGTCTACTCAATCATACTTCAAGGATCTTTCAGACCTCGACCTCCGACGCGACCTCTACAGCGAAAGAATGAAGCAACTTGAAGATGACATGACCCCCTTCGGAATTATTGACAACGGACTTGATAATTACGGAAAAATACGCGATTCTTCTGGAACTGTATGGGAAGCCGCTTACGGGTCTGGTGACGAACTACTCTTCTAAGAACCCCAAATTTATACATAAGAGAGCATCGAAATCCATTAGGAGAAGATAATGGCAGCATTCAATATACCAGTTCAACTAAGTCCTGGTGTGAATGTCACGGAAATTGATCTTTCTGCAATTGTTCCTTCCGTAGCAACCACAACAGGCGCATTCGCAGGAAACTTCGAATGGGGTCCAGCAAACCAAGTAGTGACCGTTTCTAGCGAAAATGAACTCGTTCAGACATTCGGAAAGCCTTCGGCAACCGATAATGAAAGAGCGCAAGATTTTTACTGTGCGCTAAACTTCCTATCCTATGGTGCTAACCTAAGAATAGTGCGTTACGTTCCTCCTGGAACTGCCTCTAGCAAGGAAACAAACGCAAATAAATTGGGTGCTTCTGCTGTTTTGGTGAGAAATCGTGAAGATTGGGAAAATGATACAAATCTCAACACCTCGACCACCCAAACGATTGTTGCAAAATATCCAGGAATTCTTGGAAATTCCATAAAAGTGGTCATAATGGATAATGATCCTGTCCAAGGACTAACTCTTGGAACAGCCGCTGCATATGGTGCTACGAATCTTCATTTTGGTAGTGCCTTTACTGGTGATGTCGGAGACTCAATCGTCTTCGGATCACAGGGAAATTATCAGCAATTCACCGTAACATCCTATAGCGGAAATACAGTTGGTATTGTTC